GAAGCCGCCCGCCACATCATCAGCCGCTGACGTTGCCGAAATCGCCCAGCACCAGGGCCGCCGGCCGCTTGACCGCCAGTGCGAGCCGCTTCTCGGCGCGCACCGTCAGCATGTTCTTGATGAAGTTGTCCCGGTCCTCCGAGGAGATCAGGACTTCCGCATCCATGCGGTCGTAAATCATCGCGGCCATGCGGAAGGCGCCGACCAGGAACTCGTCGACGTCCATCGCCTGGGTCTCCAGGACGGCCTTGCCCCAGAGGCCGGGGGCGTTCATGCCGCGCGGGTTTGCCCAGAGGTAGCGGTTCTCGCCGTCCTTCAGCAGCTCGATCTTCGCCCAGTCGGTCGGGTTGATCACGATGCCGTCGGCCGGATACTCGGCGAGCGACGCCTGCAGGACCGCCAGCCGCAGCGTGTCGATCATCGTGGCGCCCGACACGGCGAATGGAGCGGAATACGCCGTCGCGAGGGTCGTCAGTCCCGACAGGTGCTCGCCGGTGCCGTCGCCCTTCAGGATCTCCAGCTCTTCGGCATACTCGAGGCCGTACCGGAGCTCGCCGTCGATCTCGCTCTGCAGGACCGCGATGTCGTCCATCGCCTGGCGCGAGACGTGAACCCAGTGGGCGATCGTGCGGACCGGGGCGTCGTACTTCGCGTAGACGTAGTTCGACTCCGGCTTCTGTGCGCTCTCGCTGACGACGGCCGCATTGTTGGTGCGGGTCGTCTGGCGCACATACTCGATCAGGTTCGAGGTGGTGCGCCCAGCCGGGATCAGGTTGCGGATCGTCATCTGCCGACGAGGCAGGCCGACGATCTCGGTATCGCGCTGCGGCACGATCAACGTCCCGGCCGACCCGGAGCCGGACGTGATCGCCTGGTTGACGTCGATCCGCAGGCTGCCCCGGGCGCCGCTGGCGGCGAACGCCTTGAGCGCCTCGGCACCGGCGACCTGTTCGCCCCAGGACTGGGGCTGACTGCCGCCGTTCTCACGCCGCGCCGCCAGCTTCTGCTCGAGATCCTGGTTGCGCGTCTCGACGGTCTCGACCTTGCTCGTCAGCGCCTTCACTGCGTCGCCGAGCTTCGTCTGGTTCGCGAGCAGCTCGTCCGCCTTGTTCTTCACCTCGTCGGAGACACGGCCGGCATCCTTGCTCTGCCTCAACGCCTCTTCGGCCGTCTGCTTCACGCTGTCGCCGACGCGCTTCAGCTCGGCGTTCACGTCCTTCAGCAGCTGCTCGATATTGCCGGCGCCGGCGTCGCTGCGCACCGAACCGATCACGGCATCCGGGCGCGCAGCCATCATCGCCGCGAGCGACACCCGCGGCATCCAAACCTTTTTCATGGGTACTCCCGCTAAAGAGATTTCAGACTGTTGAGGAGGTCCTTGACCTCCGAGACGACGGCAGCGCCAGACATGCCGGTCGGGGCAGCGCCGGGCATGCCCCCCTTCAGAGCGGCCAGGAGTTCCCGGCGCTCCGATCTCGTGACGCCCGCTCGCGCGAGCAGGGTGTCGATCTTGTGTGCGGCCACCACGGGGCGGCCGGTCGCATCGTTCCGTGCACTCGTGTCGATCTCGTCGGACGCCAGCAGGCTGTCGGCGAAGCCCTTCTCGACGGCGTCGGCGCCGCCGATCCAGGTCTCGCGGTCAAGCATCTTGCCGATGTTCTTCGGCTCCAGACCGGAGCGCGCCGCATAGATGTCCACCGCCGCCTGGTCGAACGGTTCGAGCCAGGTAGCGACGTCGCGCAGCTGGTGCCGGTCACCCATCGCGACGACCCAGGTGTTGTGAATCATCAGGAAGCCGGCGCGCGCGATCTGCACCTCGTCGCCCGCCATCGCGATGATCGACGCGGCCGAGGCGGCGATGCCGAGGATCTTGACGGTCACCTTCGCCGGGTGCTCGCGCAGCTCGTTGTAGATCGCCAGCCCCTCGAAATAGTCCCCGCCGGGCGAGTTGACGTTGACGACGACGTCCTTCTTCCCGATCGCGCGCAGCGCCGCAGCGATCCGCTTCGCCGTCACGCCCTCGCCGTACCAGTCGGCCCCGATGACATCGAGGACCGAGATGGTGTTGTCGGCATCGTCGCCGGCTGCATGGACGTCCGGGTTCCAGCGGCTCAGCGCCGCCGGCATGATCTCGGTGCGCACGCCGGGCCGCGCGGCGGTCACCGCGTTCGGCAGCTGCCGCTTACTCATCGCGCTTCCCTTCCGTCTGCTTCTCGTCGAGGCCCAGCCAGGACCGCACCGCCGCACGCACCGTGTTGCCGGCGTCCGACGCGCCGCCGAGCTGGTCGAGCGGCGCCAGGTTCGTCTGCGCCGTCAGGACGTCGGCGCCGGGGCGCGTCGGCAGGTTCAGCTTCTGCCGGCCCTCGTTGCGGTCCATCAGGCCGTTCTGCACCATGGTGGACAGGAAGGACGCCTTGCCCGCCGAATCCATCTGCAGCAGCGCCTCGCGGTTGAACTCCGCATAGCGCCGGCGATTGCCCGTCGGGCGGATGATCTGCTTTCGGATCCGCGCCTCGATGCGGTCGCAGAGCGGGTCGATGCCGAGCGTCAGCCAGGACAGCAGGATCTGCTCGACCCCTGTCCCCCACATCGTCTGGCCCTGAGCCGCATGACCGATGATGATCGGCGGCGTCCCGAACAATCGGCACAGCTCCTCGACGCTGAATCGCCGGGTCTCGAGCAGCTGCGCGTCTTCCGGGTTCAGCGACACGTTCTGCCACGTCAGGCCGCCTTCGAGGACGCCGATGCCGCCGGCATTCCGGGCGCCCTGCAGCGGCTTGATGATGTTCTCCCTGATCTGCTCGCGCTGATCCGCCGTGAGTATGGACGTCGCCTGAAGCAGGCCGCTCGGGCGCAGGCCCTTCGCGAACGTGCTGCCGGCGATGCGGTCGGCCGCGGTCGCGGCGCCGATCGCGTTCGTGCCGTAAGCGATCGGCGAGAGGCCGAGGTCGGGGTTCGTAAGGCCCTGCCCGAATCCCTTCAGGTGGAATACCTTGTCGCGCGGCAGCTCCTCGACCTTGCCGCGGTCGGTGAAGCGATAGATCAGCTGGCCGTTCTTCCGGACAGGCGTCGTCCGGTTGCCCGGCAGCGGCTGCAGCGCCGACAGCGCCGGGCCGGTGAAGGCCTTCTCGGCATAGGCGTTGCCGCCGGTCAGCAGCCAGGCAACCATCGTCTCCCAGAACTCGAGCGCCGTCTGGTCCTCGTTCGGGCTGTCGCCCAGGATGCTCGACAGGTTATCGTCAACCTTCTCCCGGCTGCCGTCGTCGCGCTTCTCGTAGGTGGCGAGCGGCAGCGCCGCGACTGCCTGGGTCGTCGCCCGGATGCAGGCCCACACGGTCGACAGCCGCATGGCGCTGTCCATCGTGACGACCTCGCCGGCATGGCTCTCGCGGCCGAACTCGGTGCTCCAGGCATTGCCGTCGGTCAGGCGCAGGCGCCGTTCCTTCGCGACCTCGTCCGAAATCGCCGCATAGAGCCTGAACGGCGCCGAGATTGCCCGCACCAGCGCGCCCATCAGAAGGCCATCACTGGATTGGCGAGGAAGCTGCTGAGGTCGACCACCTCTTCACCGCCCTTCGCGATCACGCCGATCGCCATGATCGCCGACACCATCGGGTCGATCTTCTCGGTCGACTTGTTCTTCGCCGGCTTGATGTTGCCGGCCGCGTCCTGCTCGACGGCGACGTTGCCGGCCGCCCAGCGCGCCACCGGATGGCCGCCATGGTCGAGTGCGCCGGCGAGCACCAGGCGCTCCATCTCCTTCGTCGGCGCCGCCATCGACGCGAAGCCCTGGCCGAAGAACTCGACCGGAAGGCCCTCTTCCTGCAGTTCGACGGCGAACTGCGTCGCGTTCCACCGGTCGATCGCCAGCTTCTGGACCTGGAACCGCTCGGCGTCGGCGAAGATCTGCTCGCGGATGACGCGGTAGTCGGCGACGTTGCCGTCCGTCTTCGCGATCGAGCCGGCCGCGTGCCAGACGTCGTATGGCACCCGATCCTGCTCGACCCGGCGCCGCAGCGAGTCCGCCGGCACCCAGATCCGCCAGATCAGGATCAGCCGTTCGAGCGGCGAGCGCGGCGGAAACGCCCATGTCAGCGAGATCAGGTCAGACGTCGACGACAGGTCGACGCCGCCCCAGCACTTCCGGCCGGCGAGCTCCGCCTCAAGCTCACGCCAGCGAACGGCGTTCGCCGGCTGCGACGTGCATGCGTCCCAGCGGTCGAGCGGCAGCCAGCGCGTGACCTGCTCTGTCCACTGGTTCAGATGGAACCGCCGGAAGTCGTTCTCGAGGCGCGGCGAGGCCTGGGCCTTGCGGCACTCGGCCTCGAGATAATCGCGCTT